GGTCTCGTGCCAAAACATAAGGGGTTATGGATAGAATTTCAGATCCTAATTGAGGACAATAATCATTTATGTCCCAATTTTCCCTTAAAACGTTCCCCAATTTTGAAAGCCCCGTCCTTAACCCCTGGCGGGAATTTCGGTCATTTAAATTTGCATACCAATATGTTATGGAAAGTTGCATAGAAAGTGTTTTTCTTCTAGGCATTTCCTTCCATGCTTCTGTAATACTATCCAATTCTATTGTGATATAGGGGTATTTGGGGATGAAATTATCCTCAGTTTTTGCAATATCTGCAACAGCTAAGTAATCTTTATAATTACTTATAACTGTGTGCACATTTGTGATTAGGTCTTCAATGTAATTTGTGGTATCTGAAGGATTTGACATTATATATTAGTCTCTACAGCTTTTTCCATAATTTGAAATACTTGCTCGGCTTCCTCTTCCGTGATGAAGAAAAATTCTCTTTTATTGTTAAAAAATTTAGCATAGGGCAACTTCGATCCAGAAATAGCATACCTGAATTGAACCCCATTTGCTATTTTATCAACTTCAAATATGTTAGCATCTTTCTCTCGTTCTGTTGCGGATGTGTACATGGTATTAGTTAAGCGTCCCAATTCGTTTAACTTGCATACTCTTTTTCCAAAAGAACCAACCTTAACTTTGTATCCTTTGCTAACTGCTCTTGTTTTCCATTTTCTATACATTGGTGTAAGTGGCTTCCAATTAGACTTCCCCTCTTCAAAACGCTTCTTAATAAAAACACTAATTTGTTCAAATACATTTTTCCATAAAGCATTAGTAAAAGTTTTATTTTTTAGTGCCTCATCTAATCCTTCAAAATCTCTTATAATTTCGGTTGCACCATCAATTTCTACTTTCCAAGTTATCATAACTATTTTTTATAATGAGTTTTTATGTCCTTGGAATCTTCAAGCAATCCGTCTCCGATTCCTTGCACACCACGATCTTTGAAAATCCTTGTAGCACTTGTGTATCCAGCCATATTAGAAGTATCCCCACTGGCTCCTGAGATGTAACCCTTCTTATAAGATTCGATAGTTTTATCCACCATTTCTTTCCAAGACTTCACTACGTCTGATAACTCACCTGGCTTATTTGCACTGAATACTGCACTGTAAAGCAAAAATGCCCCCATATAATCTGAAGCAAACTGAAGGGAATTTGGGGCAGGACTTACTGGAATGGAAGAAACAGTATCTTCAAGTTGAGAATTTATGTAGCGTTCCCCATCTTCAATGTAAGCTCTTACATCAGAAGTTCCTAACGAATCTGTCATAGCTGTGCCTATCGAAAGATTCCCATAGGCTATTCTTAAAATACGTTCAATGGTTTGTGTCCCAGTTGAATAATTTATTGACATATTATTTTTTCTTTTTAGGTTTTATTTTTGTTAAATATGTATTTGTTTTGATCTTAGGTGTTTGTTTTGTTATAGCCATTTTATTTAACTGTGTAACCTTGTGAATTCAAAAAAGCTGTGCCAAATAAATTACTTAGTTTTATATTCAAAGCAGTGCCTTCTGAAGTTTTCAATGGGGTTACAAAAAATTCATTTATTTTATCAGCAGTAGGTAATTGCATAAAATATAAAAATGCTGTACCATTTAAGAACTGAACAGAACAACCAGCCAAATTACTTGAAAAAGATAAACCAGTGATAAATTGAATATCTCTTCCAGAAGTAGGGGCAACAGATAAACTAACTGTTCCACCGCTAACAGTTCCTATAGAACCATGCCATCTACGATTCCATGAATCCGTTTCCTTGGATCTTATAATTTGATCAAAGTCTCTTGGCATTTATATCAACCCAGTCCCAATAAAAATTCCGATTGCGGTTCCAGCAACTCCAGCATAGGTTCCGCCTCCGACTTGCCATATAGTCACTGATTTCATATTATCAAAAGAAGTTCCGTATGTATGAGCAGTTGATTTATTTAAAGCTGTTATTACATGTTGGGGAACTTTTATAAGCCATGATCCATCCACATTCTTATCTCTCATCAATTGAACCCGACCAACTCTATATATTCCAAACTGACTATTATCTATCACATCAGCCATTGATTATCTAACCCCCTTTATTTCTTATGTGAAAAATTGTGTATTAAATTTTTATCAACAAGAACACTTTTTGATAAATCTGTTACAAAATTTATTTCCTTTTTCCGTTTACCAACTTTCCCTTTGGGCTGCAACTCTTGTGGAAGAATTTCGATCCAACCAAGTTCTTTATAATATTCTGCTAAATTTTTAGTAATATCAAAAATATCCCCTAAATTTTGGGGACCGTTGGGATATAAGGTGCTATAATGTTTGCATCGCACAAGCATTTAAATTCCCTCAATAATATAGGGACCTCTTTTTATAGAGGTCCCATCAATTTAATAAAACTAAAATTAGGTTATGACACCTGAAAGTAAGTATCCGCAATCATTACAGATTACTTTAGGAACATAGTTATGGACCTCTCTGATCCAATCCCCTTCACGTTCCTCATCCCTCCAGGATGAAACCTGCATATTACGGCTTGACAATACAAATGTTCTTGCAAGAGTAATGGTATCGGCAGGGTTCACATAAGCAAGGATGCAATTTTTACCCCATACATAAGCCATAGAAGGAGCAAGCCCTTGAACAGCACTATTGTAAATAGCGGGAGCAATTACAACTTCCATATCCCAAAGGGTTTTTGGCAATCCACCTTTTGTAAGCATGGTTAGATCCACATATTTCCGTAATTCCTTCACCTGTGGATGATGTGCAAGATACCGCTCAACGTGGGGAGGAACCAAAATTACATTTGGAACCCTACCAGTTCTTGCAGTAACAGCTTCCTTCCCAGTGCTTATATCGCTCTCTGGGTCTGAGTTTGTGTAATCATCCCAAAGATTTGAAGGAGTAACTATGAAATCAGGAGCAGCAGCAGAAATACCACCAGAAGCACCTGTTAGGAGTGTTGCAACGTCAATCTCCACACCAAGCTTTATTTTCTCAGCAAGGAATTTAGTAACATCTGCCTTTAAATTGAATACATTATCAGCATTGTTCATTGCACGGTCAGTTACCATATCCTTCTGTGCTCTTTCGTATGTTGAATATGTATCTTCATCATACGCTAAAGAAGCTTCCTCAGCAGGAGCACCATCAGCCCGTTTAGGAGCACCAGAGAAGTAACCATCTTTCTTATACTTCCTATATATATCAGATTCTTTTGTTACAAAAAAGGAAGGTGCAAGCTTTTCAGCCACAAAAGCGGCATTACTATACTGAACCGCAATTTTGGACAAATGCTGATTAGTCTTTATCTTCCCTGTTTGAATTGTTATAGCCATTCATTTCCACCACCTTTCATTAATTTACTGTATTATTTTTAATAAATCTATCTTTAACTATTTCAACCTTAAACAACTGTCTTGGCGTAGTTGCAACTTCCTTAGCAAAACCAAGCACAGGTTGATCAATTTGATAATAGAAATTCCCACCACCGAAAGCACCTGCATCAACTGACATAAGAACAGTCCCACTTGCTTGTAATACCAAGAAAGAATTTGTCCCTGTCTCTCTTACTGACCCAGGAACAGCCTTGAAACTAAGTCCTGCATGTGGTATAACATGTGTACCTATATCCCCACCTGCGGCTATAGATGCAATAGCTTGAGATGTATAACCACTACGAACAAAACCAGTTGTACCCCCACTATTTGTATAATCCAATATAATAGGATCACCTAAAGCAACCGTGCCATTAAGTGAATTCCTCATATTAATTACGCCTTCAGTAGCAACAGTAACAAGATTGTTCTGTGTTCCATCATTTGCTAAAATACCCCAAGGTATATCAGCAGCAGTATGACAATATTCAGCAGCTTCAGCAGTTCCTATAGCAGTTCTAACAACATGGCCTTCAAACCCATAACTTGAAGGAACCCACTTTGCTGATCTATGACCACCTTTATTATCCCCTGTAGAAAACTGTGGCATTAAAAATCACCCCCTTCAATAAATTTTTTATAATTCTATTTTACCTTCTTTTGTAAGAACTGAACAAGCTTCTTGATAAGAAAGTTTATTTGTCTTTGCATATTCTTCTACTTCTTTATCGCTCATATATTTCTTATTAGGGTCTTCATTTTTCTTGTTATGAGCAATTTCTTCAAGATTGACCCTAACTTCTGTTGGAATAGTTTCAAGAATATCAACCAATACTTCACTTATTGACATATCTGACTTATCATCAAGTTTAATAGTGGCAAACTTTCCATCAACATCTGAAAGCATGACCTTTTCTACCTTGGCAATCACTGCGGGCCAAAAACCTTTTTCTACAAGAGCAGAACAAGTATTTTTAACCTTTTCTGTGTGAAGGTCTTTATCCCTTTCAGCAAGTTTAGCTTCAGCATCAGCCAATTTTTTATTAGTTTCTTCCATTTTCTTTGAATTTTCTTCAGAAAGCTTTTTCTCAACTTCAGCAATAGAAGCCTTATGAGCATCCTCCATAGCTTTCTTATCCTTTGCAAAAGTATCTGAAAGTTCTTGTAGTTTCTTTTCCATATCCTCTAATCTCTTTTCTTCCGCCATATTATCTTCACCCCCCTCTTTTTTCAAATCTTTTGTTTTGAGGTCTCCCCCATCAACCAAAGCAGTTGATTTTTCTTTTAATATATTATCTAAAAATTGAAAAAATTTAACTTTTTGTTCCTCTAAAATAGCCATACTTCACCCCCTTTATATCAATCCTATAATATATTATAGTACAAAAACCTAAAAAAAATAAACTTTTCTTTTAAAAACAAGGAGTTATAACCAAAATCTCTATTCAAACCAAGAAAAAGTGCTCCAGGGTAAAAAAACATTGCCAGAAGTTTCAGATTCATGGACTATACAAACCCCATTCCCCGGCAAAAGTTCAAATTCCTGTTTAAAATCAATGCTTTGTGGTGGTGAACCATTAGAAAAATTGAAAGTTCTTCTATCAACAACATTCCCTAAAGTCAAAGATCCCCCGGCATATATTTGGGCAACTGAATTTGGAGAATTAGGATTATATTTAATTATATTTCCTGTTAAATCAGTAGGCCCACTGCCGATGCTTGTAAATAAAACTGCTTGAGATATAACTGTAATACTTCCACTTGCGGAAGCACCCATACTTATTTCCAAAATATTTAAGTTTTTACCACTGCCTAATGGGTTCCATAAAGCAAGGATATTAGAAAAAAGGGGGACATCTGTCCCCCATCTAAAGGAGCAAGAGTATAAATTTTCTTTCCAAAACGTGCGTCTTAGGTTTAAAATATTAAAAACTCCTTTATTATCAAATAGTTATATAAAATTGGGTTTTTGGCAGAAACCCAAAAAACTGTGAGATTAAATAGAAAACTATCCCCCTAAATGTAATTCAACTAACTGATTGTAAGAAATTCCAGCAGCGTCATCAGAAACTAATTCTACATCTAACAAATGCCTTCCATTAGCTATTGCAGAAATATCTATTTCCTGTTCTTTTAATTCATAAGTTGTAGCCACCGAAGTCTCATCAGAACCTACTGTAACACCATCAATTTTGTATCTTACTGTAGCTGTGTAAAGAGCATTATTGCTTTTCATTTCAGTTTTAGTTATTAAAGTAGTTCCTGGAAGATTTGATGCTTTCACAAATCTAAGTGTTTTCTGTATACTTGGAGTAACCCCTGTTACAGAAACTTCAGAATCATCACCAATAACTAAAGAAGTTTTGTGCTTAGAAGACAATTCCGCATCAACAACCCCAGAAGCAATTTTAGCCCCAATAACAGCATCATCCGCTATTTCAGTAGAACCTACTGCACCATCCGCTATCTTAGCTGAGGTTACTGCATCAGCAGCAATCTTAGCTGAGGTTACGGCATCATCAGCCAAATCTGTTGAACCAACTGCTCCAGGAGCTATTTTTCCTGTTACAACTGCATCATCTGCAAGTTTAACTGTAATAACCGCCCCATCTGCTAATTTGGCAGATGTCACAGACCCGTCAGCTACTTCCCCCACTCGTCTTAAGTTTAAAGCCATGAAAATCACCCCCTTTCTATTATAGTAAGCATTCCATTAATTTACCCATCATTATATTTTGGTAGAATTCTGTAAAATATTGCCTTTTATTTTTGCCATTAGTTTTCATGTGACAACTTCTACATAAAGTTATAACATTCTCTGGTATATTGTTCTTTTTGTCATAATCTATATGATGTGCATCTAAAGTATTTGATTTATGTTCACAATTTGGGTCTTGACATGTATAGTTATCTCTTTCCAATATTTGTTGTTTAAATCCCTTATTGAATTCAGGGGGATATATTTCAAAGGATTTTCCATTTTGCCAATTAGTTGATAATTCACCAAATCTATGAGTATCATACATAGGATTATTTTCTCCTTTATTTCTTTCAGAATTCCTTCTATTCTCCTCTTCTGTATGTTTTCTACCTATAGCTTTTTCTCTTATCTTTTGTCTTGTTTCTTCAGATACTATTTTACCATACATGGGATTATTCTCACCTTTTCTTTGCTTAGACCATATTTTTTTAGTTTCTTCTGTATATTTTTTACCTAAATGACTTTCTCTCATTTTTTGTCTTGACTCTTCTGTTCTTTTTTGACCTTTATTTGATTCAGAAGATAATTTGTATTGAACACAACCGCAAGAGTTTTGTTTTAAACCATTAGTTAATCTTCTTTCAACTTCTTGTAAACAAGCAAGGCATTTAAAAACGGCCCAGGATACTGCATATCCATTTTTATCTCTTCTTGTTGGTAAGTTTCTAATTAATTCCATTTCAGCGTTTCTCCCAAATTTCTATCAATTGTTGATAAGATGTCCCATATTCTAAATTCTGTAAGTTAATTTTTATAGAATTAATTCCGTTTAGTAAATCCCCTATATAACAAGTTCCTTCCAACAAAGTAAAAGCTGTTCCAACTGTGGAAAGAACCTTTCTTGGATTACTTTCTGAATTAATAAAAAATCCTATATTGGTTGTACCTACAGAAGCCATAGCTTCTGCTTTTACAATCAAAGTATTACTTTCCATTTCTGAAGTATTCCTAACAAACCTCAATTCCTTCTGTTCAGCCCAAGCTGTCCCTGCATAAGTTACTAAATTATCATCTGCTGTGATGAACCTAGTAATAATACTTTGTGCTACCCTTGCTTCCAAAAAATCGTAAGAAGCTGCCATAAAAGTTCTTGGTAAGATTATTGCCATTTTATTGTGTTTTTCTACAAATAAATTTTAATCTAACCATGCAGTCTTGTTCACCAGTTTTACCCAATCTTTTAATTCTAATTCCTCTTAGAATAAATCCTGTTTGATAAAAAAATAAAGCGTCTCTCTCCTTGCTAAAGAGATCTTCATCTATCTTGTCAAAAGAAGTAAAATAATGTGCCCCTATAAGATTTAAGGATTCTATCGAATCTTCTGGAATAGGCCATGTATCAAATATTTGTATGGAAAAAGAAGAAGGTATATCTGAAAGAATATTTATCCAAAGTTGGTCAATATCTATTACAGGGAAAGCATCTATTTCAACATCACTATAAGTATTATAATAAAAAGTATCATCCAGAATTAGGTCAAAATAGAAGTATTGCCCCTTTGTTTCAAAACGAGTCTGCATATTATATATACATTATTTTTTAACATAAAATGTTTCAATTTCTGTTACAAGTAAATCTATTATTCTTCTTTCCCACCCTTTTTCATATTTTAAAAGCTTCTCATTCTTTTTCTCAATCTCATCATAATAATCTTCACGTTCAAATACAGCTCCAATAGAAACTTTTAAATCAGATTGTAAAGATAGTACTCTAAATGTTTGAGATCCAATTATCCCATCATCCAACAACCCAAGGTATTTTTGTATAAATTTCTTGGCTGTAGAAACACCACAATTAATAGCTGCATCAAAAGAAACCTTGGCTAACATGGGGTATCCAGCCGAAACAAGTTTGTCACAATTTGCAGGAATCCAATAATCTTTATAATAAATTTCTTTGGCCTGAGTTATTGTTAAATTTTTAATATCTAAATTTGGATAAGATTTTTTACTGACCCCAAATTTTGTTTCCCCACCAGGATCGGAAGGGTCATTTACATAACCACCCTCAACCCCTATTGTAAATTCAAAAGCTTTATCAAAACCCTCATTCATTTACTTTCCTCTCTTGCTCCATGCATGGGGATTTCGTAAGCTCCCCAATGACTACACCCAATGTCTTTATTTGTAAATTTTTAACTTCCACATTTTTTGAGAAGTGAAACACAATTAAACCACCAACAATACACCAAACTATGCTTATTAAAAACACATATTTAAGAATCTCTTTAAATTTATCCATTATTCATTCTCCTCCAATGTTCCAGAATAACTTGCTGCTACATAAGGACCAGCACCACTAACTTCGCAACTTGCTTTAATAACTGAAAGCTGTGGTATTTTCTTTGGTATATGGAATATTTTATTATATGTGGAATTTTGAAGCATTGCAGTATCAGTAAATAAAAAAACATTTACTATCCTTGTTCCATGTATTGTCGTTGCTCTTAATCGAACCCTTGCACCATTAGCAGTAGCTAAAGAAGCCCCAGTAGTAGACCATTCATGCAAATAAAAAGTTTTCCCAAAAGGGACCATTCTTTGACAACTTAAAGACATATTACCACCAACAGAAATCATATTGTAAACAGCAGCCAATGTTCCATTTGCACATATAGAAATATCCCCTTGAGCAACTGTACCTGAACCAACTTGTATTGCATGAATAGCATTCACAAATCTTATATTTGTTCCCAAAGCCCTAACCCATGCTGTTCCATTCATATTTACAGTTTCATATTGCTCATTCCCAATAGCATCTAAATAATCTATTTCTACTTTTTGAATCCCTGTACCAGTTAATCTATCATCATAAGAAGAGGATAAAACCATCATTTGTTCCCCTCCTGATTGATTAGGCCAAGGCTGTGTAACTGAAGAACCTCTCCATAAATCTGAACCACCAGCAACAACTTGAATAGCATCCCTTTCACCAAAACCTAAAAATTCTGATATACCTTCTATAGAACCACGAGCTATTTCATCCTCAACAGCATTCGACAAAACCCAATTTTCTTTTCTTCTAATTGTATGGGACATGTTTTAAAACAACTCCTTAATAATTAGATTTTACTTCGTTTGGATTATTCATACTTTTTACCCAATCCATATTGTTCATAATTTCATTCATAATTTGTTGCATGTGAGTTTTAATTATGGACTTAACCATCATTTCCCCATTCTTGGTTTTCATTTCATCCATCATTTCCTGCATGTGTTCTTTCATAACATTCATAATATTTTTTATCTTTTCTTCATCATGGTTTGCATATTCTTCTAATGCAATCCAAAGTTCTTCTTTTAATTCATTGTTTAAAGTTGAATCTTCATATTTTTGAAATATATCCATATCTTCACTAAGGATTATTGGGGCAAGGTCTGTTAAAAATGGGCGATTAGTCAAGGCACCGCCGAAAAGTACATTCTTATATTCTTTCCCAGTTTCTTTATCAGTATAAGAATCACGATATTCTGGGCTAAAATATTTGAAGCCTTTCTGCTCAATGAGTTCAATCCCCCAAGGGGTCCATTCTATCAAAGCCAATAATCTATCACCTTTTATTTTTAACTCCTGAATCCAACCAGTAGCCCCATCAGAGGGTTCATGGGTCTTGTCCAAAGAAATATCCCTCCCCAAAACCCTGTCTTTCCAATTTTTGATAAAATCACCAAATAACTTAGTTGTGCCTTCTATTATTCCATATTTCGGGTGGGACCATTTACCAATACGAAATATTTCTATCCAAGAAGACTTTTTCCCTTCTTTTTCTTCCAATTGAATATCAGAAATATCTGTTAAATAATAAAAAGATTTTTCAGGATCTTCTAAATTCTTTTTTACAACGGAAGCGGCTTGGCGTATAGCAGAAACTTCACATTCTTTTTGATCCCCACCTTTTTCCACACAACGACTTAAAGCAGAATTGGCAACTTTTACCCACAAATCCTTCCCTTTTTTATCAAGACCTTTGTAATGACCATCAACGTCCCCAGAAGTCCAAGGCATGTTTATCAAACTCCTTTTTAAATGTTAAAATTTATTTTTCAAATAATACTTCTTTTTTATTTCATCTTCCCATATAGAAAATGCTTCAAAATTTGTATCCATTATGTATGCAACGGCTTTTTCCTTAACTAATTTTTCCTCCCTAATAGTTAAATCAAAAGAAGAATCAATTTCAAATTCTTTATCCAGGACTGTTTCACCTTTCTTACCAATAAAAACCACTTCTATAATATTATTTACTAAAGAATCTTTAACTTTTTCTTTCGTATTTTCTATATTATTAATAACCAAAATTTCTTCTGGATTAAATTTTGGTTCTGGTACTTCTGGTAAAAAAGGAATAATATCAATTATTTCTTCTTTTTTTCCTTTAAGAAAAGGAACAAGTAAAAGAAAAGGGGCATATCTTGTTATCATACTTTCAGTAGGTTTAATCCATGATCTTTCAGGGATAAACTCTTCATCAGAAGTTAGGGATTGCCAGAGACATCTACAATGGGGGTGGGCCGGGGGCATATAAATAGTATATTCTGGGTCGGTGGCTTCCACAACCATCCCAGATCTGCTTGCACAATAAACACAAGTCTTTGGATCATCTTTTGCAACCCATTTAAATCTAACAATTCTTGGAGAAATTATGTCTACTAATTTCATGTTTTTTAATCTATCTAAAGAAAGCATTTTCACAATTAAATAAACTCCTTTGAAATTTTTGCTCTACCTTTATTTAAGAACAACATCCATTCAGAATTAACAATATCCACTAAATTTTTATCTTTTATGGTATCAAATTGAGCTTTTACATCATTTATAATTGCTTGTTCTTTCAATTCAGATGAAGCTGAAAGTAAAGCAATCTCCGTTTTATACTTCATGTTGGAAAAATATTGGTCTGTTATAACTCTTGCTCTATCTTGTATAAAAGATTTTCCTTCTTTATCCAAAATAGGTTTATCTTCAATACCCAATTCTTGAATCGCTGTAGCTTGCCCAAAAAGATACCCCTCTTTCATCAAAGAAGAAAATATCCCCAATATTTTTGTGTTTAAAGGTCTCCATAAAGTAACAGTTTCAGTATCATTTTGGTCAATAACTTTTTTATACCAAATATCTTCTACTGAACCTTTATCAGATAACATCTTTATTATCTTATTTATAACTTGTTCCCTCTGTTTAATCCATATTTCATTTACTAAATTATCTAAATATTCTTTTTCAATCTTATTTGATTTTTCTTCTATTTCAGAAAACATTTTTGGGTCTTCAAATTTATTGGGTTCTCTCCACCAAGTAATTTCACCAAATTTTTTATTATCTGTTCCTTCTTTCTTAACAGGTTTGTTACCTTTTACAGAACCTTTCTTATTTTTATTTGAACCGTCAAGGTTTCCTTGACCATCATCATTAGTTGTATTTGGATTTCCATCATCATCAAGGGGTACTCCCACAACATCAGCAATCTCCCTTGCAGCAGGAATAGCAGATCCATTTTTTATCATTTCCATAAATACATCTTTTAAAAAACCTTTTCGTGCCTCTGTGATACGTTCAATTTTTATATAACATTCGGGTGCTTTAGCACCAAAGTTATATTCAACAAGGCGTCTAATCACATATTTGTTTACTTGATTTTCTATATCTACCAACAAAGCTTCTTCACCTAAAAGAAACATATCTGCGTGGGTCTGAGATAAAGAATAAGACCCTGCTTTAGATGAAGAATCTTGCGTAATTGTTCTTTCAGGGACAAACATAGCACGGAGGATTTTATTTTCAAAAAAAGTTAGTGCTGAAATGAACATTTCCCCACGTTTATCGTCAAGAAGATAATCAACCGTCCACTTTTTTGGCGTGTTTTCATACGTTGTACTTGGCACAGCAACAACGCTCTCCCCCTGTAATGCCTTCCCTATCTCCAAAGCAATGTCGGCATGATCTGTTCCATCTTTTGTTTGCCCCAAAGGAAAACCTATGATTGTAGGAGGGGTTCCTTTTCGTTCAAAATATCTCATCATGAATTGACAAAGATTTATCCAGAAGAACCAAACATCATAAGCAGGTTTCATTCGACTAACTCCAAACAAATTCCCAAAACTATCACCTTTATCATGTGTAAATATAAAAGATTTTTCCACCGGAAGAATTACATCTTTACCTACCCATTTTTGAACAATACCATTAAAATTCTCTTTTTCATCTAATTTAATAGTAACTGTATCAGGATATAAAGATTTAAACTTTTTCCACACAACAGCCTTGCCATTATAGAAAGGCTTATTTTCATACTTTCTATTCAGACTTATATCTTCTATATCATAAACTATTTCATGAGCTGCAAAACCAAAATCCACAGCACTTAGTGTAGAAGTTAATAAGTTATACCATAAAGGTCTTAATAATTGGTCAATAAATTCTGCAATATCCTTATCATCACAAACAGTTGTCCATTGCTGGCCAATTATGGGTAATTTTATAACTTTAAGCCCAGCAGCTATTTGGGCATTCATCCTCATTTTATTATATGTATCTATAGATATTTCATCGGGATTGTATTGTCCAATATGCTCTGCAATAAAACCATATATATTAGATAAAGGCCCCCCATGTTTAGCAAGTTCACTTGAATCAACTTTACCAACTTTTTTATCCAAAAAATTAGTAAAATCAGCAAGCAATGTGGGGTCTTTGCCAAATAATTGGTTTATTTCTTGTTTTTTTATAAAATTTTCAGAATGTTTGTATTTTGCCATATACTATATTATAGTATAAAAAACCATAAAAAATAAACAATTTCTTATAAAATTATAAAATTATAAAAATTTGAATTTTTTGGGGAATTTTTAAAAAATAGATATGCTCCAAAATGGAACAGGGGGTAAAGATATAAAAATGGCTTATAAAATAGTCCTTTCAGGACTTCAAATTAAAATATAAATTATGTTTTAGTGTATTTAGTGTAAATCAACTACGTTGTGTGACGCACGGTACTTCTGTGCGTCACGATTCAGAAGGTGAGTGAAACGAACCAAACCTGAATCGTTTTATTTCCTTAATAATGTTTCAGAATGAAACAGTTTAAGGGCAACCCCCCTTACCCCCCATAAAAAACATAAATGGAAGTGAGGTTGAAATTATTTAGTTATTTTCCTTGAAACCCTCAAGTAGTACCTGACATATCACACAGTTTATCCCTTTTAGAAATGCCTTTCCCTAAAAGAGATTCCACTTGTTTAATCTTTCCTACCCATTCAACCCAGCCAAACCCCAGAAGCCAAACTCAACCTCAGAAGGAATGATTTCAAAAATAGATAGTTAGTCAGGACATATATGTTTTTGCTGTTTTAGTGGAAACATTAGTCCACCTACAATATAAAAGCTATTGTCCCCGAAGTCCCTCTACCCTTTTGGGTTCCTTTGCCTTGTCACATTTACTAAATGCTATCGGGGTGGGTATTCTTCTTAAAATTGAATGCTATGGATGTTAGCTGCCGTTTCAATCTTTGTAAGAAAGCCCTTTTGTTTGTGCTTCTATCCTTTCTTGTTTTTCATCTTTTTTTATTAAAAAAGGTTTTTCTACTTTTTTGATTCGTTAATAATTTCATTAGAAAGGGAACTTTTTGTGTATTTATATAGTTTTGTTTTCCTTCTTTGCTTATTACTTTTATTTCTTCCATGCCAAGACCCCATTTTACTATTTCTCTTTATTCTTCAACCATTCTTGCCAATAAAGCACAGTTCTTTTTTCAGATACAGTATATCCTTTATTTATTACTTTGTCAATTTCATCTTCTTCTAATAATGTAATATCTTCAAGTGCTTGTTTTCGTTTACATTTTGGGCATTCATAAAATACATGAAGATGTGACTTAGGCAGATCCTCCATTATTTCAATGGGGACAGAAGAAATATCAATATTTGATTTAAAGAAATTTTCTTTAAGATGTGGATAAAATGTTAAAGTTTCTATATATGTGTTGCAATTACTACATTTAGTGTTCATAAGAGACTCCTTATATAAACTAATATAAACTTATATTACCATAAAAACTCATAAAAAATAAACAGAAAATACTTTTTATTTTTTGTTGTTATCTGTGATATAATTAATTTAATTGTCAATTATATATAAGGAAGAAAATGCTTATTAAAAAGAAAAAAGTTGCCCCCCCCGAATTAACAGATGCTAAACTCAAAGAATATATGAGTAATCGTATGACCTTCCGCAAGGAGCAATTTGTACTAGAACCTTCTATAGATTTCCCAAATGGGGGACTTTTCGGAGATTTATGTCAACAATGGCAGATAGATTATATATATGAGCCTATTGATAAAAGAGATGAGGATGGCTTTCCTACATATAGATTATTATATATAGGTTTACCAAAAAAGTGGGGGAAAACAGCTCTCCTAGGAGGGGAAGGTCTTGTTCAATTATTACTTTCCCCCAGACCCACCGAAGAGAATTATATCTTAGCAGGGGACAAATTTCAAGCCACATACTTATTGCAAAAAATTAAGGATTTTATTGCTCGTAATCCTAATTTTGTTGATTTATTTACAATATATAAAAATGAGATAATTGTAGAATCAACAGGAGCGATGATTCAAGTAATGAGTTCAGAAGCATCTTCTAAACAAGGACGTAACCCAGATTTTTACATATTTGATGAGTTTTGGAATCAACCCAATAGAGATTTATTTGATACCATGTTTCTTGGGCAAGCAGCTAAACCAAGTTCTCAGGGAATAATAATTACAAACGCTGGTTATGATAAAAAATCTATTTGCTGGGAAGTCCACGAGTTATGTAAGTCACAAGAATTCAAAAATTTCTATTTTTTTGAACCCACAGGTGTATTGCTTGATTCATTAAAAACTCCTTGGATATCTGAGCAATGGCTTGAGATAGAACGTAAATCAATGCCACCAAAAGTATTCAATAGATTTAGGAAAAACCTCTGGGTTGATGAGGGGGAAAACCCTTTTATGCCAGAAGAGGGTTGGGGATGTTTTAAAAATTTTATGTCAGAAAAATCAATATGTTATAATGGGCCTCATTATGTAGGAGTTGATCTTGGATTGAAAAAAGATGCAGCAGCTCTTACTGTTCTACATGGAGAACATAAAAAATTAGTTGTAGATCTTTATAGAAGATGGTTAGGAAGTTCTGAAAATCCTGTAGAAATATCTGAAATTGAAAAAGAGTTAATAATGATTCTTACAAATTTTAATGCTTGCGTATTGGTATGTGACCCTTGGCAATTGATGGGTACTATTCAAAGATTTAGGGCATCTGGTATTGAAGTTATTGAATATTATTTAACAGCAGAAAATATTGGTAAACTTAGTAGAAATTTGTTTTATCTATTTAAAAATCAAAGCATAGATTCACCAAGATATCCAAAACTTGAAGATGAATTAAAAGGTTTACAAGTTGTGGAAAAAAATTATGGTTGGAGAATTGATCATAGTGAGGATACAAGTAGCGACATCACAATGGGCCTTGGTATGGCTGCCGTAATCGCAATGCAAAGAATGATGGATCAATTTACTGGTAAAGATTTAGCGGATTTAGGATTTCTTGATCAATCCTCAATTTTCAGAGCAGGGGGAAAAAGGGATTTTATTGAGGTTATAGAAAATCCAAAAAGTATTAAGAAGGAAGAATTCTTTGAATCCCCAAAATTGCATCAGTTTATAAAACGACAATTTTAAAATGGGGAATCCAGATGGGAGAACATGGCTTACTAAAACTAAGGAACAAAAAGAAAAGGATATTCAAAAACATTTTTTTAAATCCCCAATTCCAGAACTTGAAAGAAGAATTAAACAATTAGAAAATTGTATAAAAATAAGCAGGAGTAAAATTGAAAAATATAACACTCTTATCAGACCTCTCCTTATACAGGAACAAACTTTATGCACAAAAAACAAGATTACGAAAATTAAAGAAGAAATTAAACAATTACAAATCGAAATTAAAAAGATTAAAGCAAAAAGAAGAAGAAGAAAAGACCGCAAAAAGATTAAAAAAAGAAAACAGTGGTTAGAATATCAAAAAAGTTTGTTGACTTTTGAGGAAATAATTGATATTATAAAAAGAGGGGTGTGAATGGAAGAGGAATATCCAGAAGATGTTGGGGAAGATAAAGAAGATGTTGGGGAAGATAAAGAAGATGTTGTATTAGAAGGAACCTCTGTTCAAGAAGATTCTGAAATTATGGAAGAAAATAAAATAGATACGGAGCCTCAAACAAAAAATCCCGTAGGACGCCCATTAGGTATTCCTGCTTCACAAGCACAAAAAGATGCTGTATCAAAGGCCGCAAAAGAATATCAAAGAAAACTGAAAGAAGGTTTAATTGAGAAAGAACCCTGGGAGGAGCATGGGGCCTACAGTTATTTATCCAGTGGCAGAGTTCCCAAAAAGAAAAGATATCTGCTTGAATTTGTTCATAAAGAAAGAGAGAAATGGCTCCAAGAACTTGGCGGGGAAGAAAATCTTAACAGTATAGAAATGAGCATGTTAGATGAAGCTTGTAGGTTATTATTATTTAGTTCAATGGTAAATGATTATTTATTATGCGATAAAGAAAGCAATATTTTATATAAAGATGATGCAGGGGATATCAAAATGCACACAGCCGTTTCACGGCATTATTTAAGTTTTACAAAGACATATATACAGATTCTTAAAGAGTTACAGAAAATTATAGCAATGAAACCTTCAGCAAAAAAGGGTGGGATGAAAAAAGATTCAGCTTCAAGGATACAAAGTTTATACTCTAAAAAAGACGAAGAATAAATTATTTATGGAATTGATCAAAGAAATAGAATCAAGAAGAGATAAAAAAGGATGGTTAAGAAAATGGGCAATATTTTTATGTGAACATTGCAAAATTTATGTAGAAATGAGATTGGATTCAGGGGTAAAAGCCAAATCTTGTGGATGTAATAAAAATATAAAACATGGGGATAGAAAAATAAGATTGTATGGCGTTTGGACAAACATAAAGACAAGATGTACAAATCCAAATAATAAACGATATAAAGATTATGGCGGTAGAGGCATTACTATCTGCCCTGAATGGGCAAATGATTATATTGTATTCAGGGATTGGTCATTAAGTAATGGTTATCAAGAAGGATTACAAATAAATAGAATAAATAATAATGGTAATTATTGTCCAGAAAATTGTAATTTTGTTACAACAAAAGAAAATTGTAATAATAAAAGACCAATAAAGTTAAATATGAAAATAGCTAATGAAATTAGATTCTTACATGCTACAGGAAATTATACACAAAAAGAACTGGCTATAAAATATAGTGTAAGTCAAGGTACAATTTCTTTTATTATAAATAAAAAACAATGGAAAAATATAAATAATGTCAAATATAGCACTAGATTTGGATGGTTGCCTTAGTAATTTTCATTATGGGTTTTCCAAGGTAGCTAATAAACTATTTGGAACCCCAATAATTGAAGATATAGAGGAAGTTAGAAAGTATAATTGGTGGGATTGGGGCTATCCTTTAACTAAGGAACAACACAAATTGGTATGGCGTGAAATTGATAAAAATGTTGTAGATTTTTGGTTAAATTTGAAGCCTTTAGTTTCTTCTGAAACTTTCCATAAATTAGTAATACTTGAAAAAGAAAATAACAGTATTTACTTTATTACTTCTAGGAGAAATACAGCAGGCAAAAATGTTTTGCAACAAACAAACGAATGGGTTAAAAAATATTCTTCTCTTGAACATTTTAGTGTTATCCCTACGGAGAAAAAAGGTAAAATTTTAGATGGAGTAAAAATTGATTATTTTATTGATGATTACCCTGAGAACCTTATTGAAGCGGTTGTAGAAGCACCACGATGTAAGTCATTTCTTTTGGTTCGCCCCTATAACCAATATTTTCTTCAATTTATTGCTGATTCACATAAGTTCAAAAATATTATTCCTGTTTACAGTGTAGCAGAATTTTTGGATAATATAAAATAAATGAAAAATTATGAAATATATCATCAATCTGTGTTTGAAAAATGGCCAATAGAAGATAATAGTATTCAAGCAATTATAACTTCCCCGCCATATTGGGGTTTACGAAAATATAATATTCCTGATATCGTTATTGATGATTGGAAAGGACAATATGGGCTTGAGTCATCTTATAAAGATTATATCAAACATACCTTATTATGGGTAAAAGAAGCTAGGAGAGTTTTAAAAGACGATGGTATATTTTTTCTAAATATTGGAGATAATTATAATGGTAGTGGTAAATCTGGAAATTATGAATATGCTAAAAAACATACAGAATTTGGAAAACCTTTTAATATTGAAAAATATTCTCCACCAACTAAAGAAAAAAGTTTAGCAAATAAATGTAAAATGCTTATCCCTCATCGAATCGCCATAGCTTTGATAGATGAAGGTTGGATATTACGAAATGATATTGTGTGGACCAAAGGAAATTGTATGCCAGAAAGTTGTCAGGATAGATTTAGTAAAAAATGGGAATCAATTTTTATGTTTGTAAAGAATACGAAATATTATTTTGACTTGGTTGCTGTAAAAGAACCAACAAAAACAAAAGACAATATTGTTAGGGATAGAGAAACAACAAAATTAAACAATACCCCTGGAAGGGCTAAAATGATGGGGTTAAAGGAAAATAACTATGATTTTAAGAATCCTGGGGATGTTTGGAATATTAATACAACCCCTTCATCTGAAAAACATTATGCTATGTGGAATTTTAAATTAGTGGAACGAATGCTACTATGCTCCACAAAAGAAAATGATATTATACTTGACCCTTTTTGTGGTTCAGCAACTACACTTAAAGTAGCTATTGAAAATAGAAGAAAAGCAATAGGAATTGATTTGGGATATAAAGATATACAGGAAAGAAAGTTAGAAAAAATTCAAATAAAAATGGTTTAAATTGGGGGAAAATGAAAATGTGTAATATTTGGAATAAATATAATCCTTGTCTTTGTCCAGATAAAGAAATTAATCAAGGGTTAGAAAAGGATGATGGGGGAAAGAAGATGAAACATAATGAAAAATTTGAAAATTGCCCAATTTGTTTTCCATTAAAGAAAATAGAAATAGAAGATGATGGTGAGGATGGATGTTATATAGATTATTCTAATTTTGCACATTTTAATTCTATTACGGAGATAAATCCAGAACAAAAAATAATACAAACAGGTGGTTTTTTTGAGGAAAAAAATGTAAATTTTGATACAATTGAAAATAACTCAAAATTATATGAAAATGGGCAAATAACAGGGAATTATGAAAAAGGACAAATTAGGCAGTTTGCTACAGGAGCAACAAGAGACACAAGTGAGGGTAAATTAGAATTTGCTCGTTTCATGAGTCCAATAGTTATTAAAAGATATGCCGAATACATGGATTTGCACAGAAAACAAACAGATGGGAATCTTAGAGAACCAGATAACTGGATGAGTTTGTTCGGTGATAAGCATGAAGATGTGTGTATGGATAGTTTATTTAGGCATTTAATGGATGTGTGGTTAATCAATAAAGGATTTAAAAATGAAGCTAGGGAAGATTTAGAGACAGCTTTATGTGCAATACTTTTTAACACTCAAGCATGGCTATTTAAAATTTTAAAGGGGGGGGTATGAAAAAGAAAACCCAGAAAGTAAATAAGTATACAAAAGAAATAGAAAATATTTTAGACAATTTTGATTTTATTAAAGTATATAAAGTTATGGATTCTCTAAATTGGACATGGGTAAAAGGAGATACTAGGTATTTTCCAGATATTCTTGAATTGAAGAAATGTGCAAAACAATTATTGGAACAAGCTTCTTCTGAGGGAATGAAAGCAAAGGAAGATTTTTTTGTTTCTACGGGGGGTTTTACAGCTGAATTTTTTTATTTAAAAGAAACAAAATTATTAAAACTTAGTTTTGTTATTGAGGAGTGGGAAACAAGATTTTAATGCTTAAAAATGAAAGGAAAGGAAAATAATGTTACTTAATAAACAGAGATTAGAGATAAAAAAAGATAAAAATTATGCAGAGATGGTTTTTATTGGGGATGTGCATTATGGATCAAAACAATGTAATGTTGAAAAATTTGAAAAAATGTTACAATATTGTTTAGAAAATAATTTATATGTATTCTGTATGGGGGATATGATAGAAGCTAATTCAAGACACTCTGTTGGTGCAGGAGTTTATGAACAAATATCCCCCCAGAAGCAAATAGAGGATATTTCAGAATATCTTAGACCTTTGGCAGAAAAGAATTTAATTGTGGGCTATCTCCAAGGGAACCACGAGTCCAGGGTGAATAAAGAATTAGGTATAGATATATCCAAAATTATTTGTAAAGAATTAAAAATACCTTATCTTGGGTATGCTGGTTGGTCTTTATTCTATGTCGGTAACCAAAGTTATTCCATGTATTCCACACATGGGGCTTCTTCGGCTACATTAAAACATACAAAATTGAAAGCTATACTTGATATAGCCAAATCTTTTGAAGCAGATATAGTTACTTGTGGGCATGTACATGATATAATAATAGATAGTGCAGAATACCAAAGAGTTAATAAAAAAAGGAAAACAATAGATATAAGGAAATCTTATGTAATTGTTACTGGGCATTATTATAATTATGGTGGGTATGCACAGGAAAAAGGGTATTCTTTGACAAAGATGGGTAGCCCAAAAGTGAAACTTTCTGGGGACAAGTTTGACATTCATGTGAGTGTTTAAAATGAAAGAAATTTGGAAAGAAATAACAGATTTTGAAAATTATGAAGTTAGTAATTTTGGGAATATTAGAAGTTTAATAGATTCACATAATAAAATAAGAGAATTTCCTTTATTAAGAAAACAACAAAAACAAAAAACAGGATATCTTTATATAGGTTTGAGTAAAAATAATAAGATATATACAAAATTAGTTCATAGATTGGTAGCTAAAGCCTTTATAGAAAATAGTAATAATAAACCAGATATAAATCATATTAATGGTATAAAAACTGATAATAGGGTACAAAATTTAGAATGGGCTACAAGAACAGAAAATCAAATACATGCATATAAAATAGGATTGCAAAAAATACAATATGGGGAAAAAACTTCACAAGCTAAATTGAATGGAGAACAAGTTATTCAAATTAAAAAATTAAGAAAAGAAACTTCTTTAACATTGAAACAAATTGCCAAAAAATTAAATATACAAAATTATAGGAATCTTGAAAATATTTTATATGGGAAAAGTTGGAATCATTTAAATGAATAATTCTCAAACGATTACATTTTTACTTTCCCAAATAATTAAATTAAATCAAGGAATTAACTTAGTAATAGACAACTCCATTGCTTTAATTGAAAATAAACAATACGAAGAAGCACAACAACATTTGAAAGACATGAAGAAAGTTTTAGCAGATTTAGAATTTGGTCTTGTTGTATATTTATCGGATTCAGGGGATAAAAAGAAAAATGGAACATTATAGAGATGATTTTTCAACATTGTATTTAGGGGATTGTTTAGAAGAGTTAAAAAATATCCCCAATAATAGTATTGATTGTATTGTAACCGATCCACCATATCAATTATCAAGTATTACTAAACCAAGATTGGATCAAGTAGATGAGGAAGGTAATTCTTTTAACCCTTTCTATAGAGTTCAGGCAAGGAAAGGGTTTATGGGGAAAGAATGGGATGTTTTACCTCCAATTGAAGTTTGGGAAGAATGCTTAAGAGTTTTAAAGCCAGGGGCTTTTGCTTTTATAATGACTACATCAAGGCAGGACAGTTTGTGTCAAATATTAATGGATATTACTCAGGCAGGATTTAGAACAGACTTTAGTAGTATTTATTGGACATATTCGTCCGGCTTCCCAAAAGCAACTAATATAAGTAAAATTTTAGATAAAAGATTGGGATATGAAAGAGAAGTTATAGAAAATAGAAAAGTAACAAAAAATATGGCAGAAATGAGTAAAGTTAATTCTAATAAACAAGGGTATCCAAAACAACCAAGACTAAAAGATAATTATTGCACAGGGGAAATTTTAGATGATACTCCAATATCAGATCAAGTAAAAGAATTTTCTGGGTCTTTTGCAGGATTCCAACCCAAACCAGCTATAGAAATTATATTAGTAGTTATGAAACCTTTACCAGAAAAAACTTTTACTGAACAAGCATTAAATAATGGGCATGGAATTACTTGGTTGGATGATTGTAGAATTCCTTATGTGGATGAAAAGGATAATGAAAGAAAAGGAAATTTAGATAGAAGTGAAAGTAGGGAAATTTATGGTTTTGCTAATAATGGCAACATAAAAAGTGGATTTAGAAACAATACTGGAAGATTTCCAGCAAATCTTTTGGTTTCAGATGATATATTAAATGATGGGATTGATAGAAAAGGTGTTTCCGGTGGTGGCCCTAAAAAATATGGTGGGGGTGGTGGTTTTGATGATAAGTTGAATAGACAAGTTGTAAAAAATTATTATAATGATGCTGGTTCTTTCAGTAGATACTTTGATCTTGATGCTTGGTGGAAAAATAAAATAAAAGAATTACCTGAAAATATACAAAAAACTTTTCCTTTTATAATAGAATCTAAAGCACCTAAATCTGAAAAAAATAAAGGACTTGATTTTGAGAAATATAAAGTTGGTGGGGGAATTCAAGGAACTGAAGATAAATCATTAAAAACAGGTAGTGGAAATGAAAGAAATAATCTAAATAAAAATAATCATCCGTGCGTGAAGCCAATAAAATTAATGAGTTATTTAATAACCTTGGGTAGTAGAAAAGGAGATATGGTTTTAGATCCTTTTATGGGAAGTGGATCTACAGGAATTGCTGCTAAATTATTGAATAGAAAATTTATTGGGATTGAAAGAGAAGAAGATTATATTAAAATAGCTGAACAACGAATAAAATCTGTTAATTGTCAACAAAAATTATTTGATTAAAATGAAAATAGCTTTAATAGATATAGATTCTAAAATTCCAAATATAGCATTGATGAAATTATCTGCTTATCATAAAAATAAAGGAGATGCAGTTGAATTTTGGAAAGGGGTATTTTTTAATGATGAATATGATAAAATTTATGCTTCTAAAGTTTTTGATTTTTCTTCATTACCAAAGGGTTTGGATACAAAAACAATTATTGGTGGAACTGGTTATGATTTAAACATTAAATTACCAAATGAAATTGAATATTTGTGCCCTGATTATACTTTATACCCAAATTGTGATTATTCTATAGGGTTCATCACAAGAGGGTGTAGCAGAAATTGTTCATTTTGCAAAGTCCCTAAAAAAGAAGGTAAAATTAAATTTAATCAATCTTGGGAAAATTTTAAAAATCCAAAGGGGAAATACTGGATATTTTTAGATAATAATATACTTGCCTATGATAACCATATAGATATTTTAAAAGAAATTTGTGAAAAGAAAATGATTATAGATTTCAATCAAGCAACAGATATAAGATTAGTTACTGAAGAAAATGCTAAAATATTAGCAGGAATTAAATGGCATTCTTATTATAGGTTTTCTTTTGATTGGGTATTTTTGGATAAGCAAATTATTGAAAAAGTTAAATTATTAAATAATTTTGGTTTATCTTCTTCTAAAATGTTTTGTTTCGTCCTAATTGGTTATAATACAACTCTGGAAGAAGACTTATATAGAGTTGAATTATGCAGAAAATTAAAAATAAATCCTTTTGTTATGCCATATAATAAATTTGATAAATATCAAAAAGATTTTAGTAGGTGGGTTAATCATAAAGCTATTTTTAAATCTGTAGCATGGAAAGATTATAAGAAAAAACAATGGAAAAAAACTAACATAATTGGGCAACAAAATTTATTTGACTAAATTAAATATAAATGATAATATTATATTATGATTTATAAATGGAAATGCCCAAAATGTTCGTACATAAAGAAAAGTTTTGATATAATCAGAGGATATGTTTATTGCCCCATCTGTTCTAACCTTATGAAATTATTGAGAAAATAATGGAAAACATCTATTTTGATGAATTTAGTAAAAAAGGGGGAAATCCTTATATAGATGAGTTTAGTAAAAAATGGTTCTGGTATGATGAGACAGAACTTAATTATGGTCCTTATAATACTTGGGAAGAAGCTAATAAAAATTTACAAAAATATATAAAAGAAGTTTTGGGAAAATGAGTATAGCAAAAGGAAAATGAAACTAATTAAAAATTTACCAAGAAGATTAAGTAAATCAGGGAGATTGGAAAGTTGGGCCTTATTTAAATGTTCTGATTGTTTACAAGAAGTTGAAAGATACCTAAGTTCAGGAAAAATAGCAAAATCCTGTGGGTGTGTACAATATAAATTATCTGCAAAAGCTATTACAAAACATGGGGGAAAAGGAACAAGATTATATCATATTTGGACACAAATAAAACAAAGAATTTTTAATCCTAAAAATTGTAATTATCCCAATTATGGTGGTAGAGGGATTACTATTTGCCCAGAATGGGCAAATGATTATATAGTTTTCAGGGATTGGGCACTAAACAATGGATACTTAGAAAATCTACAAATAAATAGAATAGAAAATGAAGATAATTATGAACCATCTAATTGTAATTTTGTAACTGCTAAAGAAAATGCAAGAAATAGAAGAGGGCAAAAGATTAAAAATATAGAAATAGCTAATGAAATCAGAGTCTTATATAATACTGGAAATTATACCCAAAAAGAATTAGCTATAAAATATGGTGTACATCAAGGAAATATTTCTTTAATTATAAACAATACTATATGGAAAAATTAATATGGAAAATAAAAATAGAAAAGCTATAGAATATATAAATAATGCCTTAAATTCAATGGATGAATATGCAGTAGACCCCCCTATTATTAGGGATAATTTACAAAATGCTTTGGTGGAATTAAAGCATAATAAAGAGGATTGTTGGTCAAATAATCAAAAATGTGATTGTGGGCAAAATTCTGTTTGCAATCTATTTCAAAAAGATGGTTCTTATATTTATTTTTGTTGGTCTTGTTTTTTTAAATATGAGGGAAATAATGGAATTTCTTAGAGAAATAGAAAGTAGAATAGATAAAAGAGGGCACAAAATTAAATGGGCTATATTTAAATGCCCTGATTGTTTACAAGAGGTTGAAAGACGATTAAGCAATGGATATAAACAAAAATCTTGTGGTTGTTTAAAACATGGGGGAAAATGAATGAATCTATCAATAGTAATTTTTTATTATATATTGGAGCAATTAACTTCTGAGGATATTGACTATTATGACAAAAAATTAGACAGTTCTATTAGAAGTTTGATTTGTCAAGGATTCTTTGTTAAAAATTTTCAAGATAAGACTCATTGGAATTAAGAAAGGGGATAATAATGAATAAAATCAAGTGTTTAGAATGTAACGTAGAACTTGAATCCAAACATAGACACGACTTTGTTAGTTGTAAATGTCCCAATGGTTCTTTTACTGATGGTGGCAATGATTATATGAGAATAGGGGCTAAAGATATAACAAAAATAAGAATATGGAATGAAAAGGAACAAAAATGGAAGAAATTAAAGGGGTTCTGAAATGAATAGCCAAAATATAAAGCATATTCCTTTAAATAGGCAAGGTGCTTTAGAATTAGGTCTAAGTCCTTGTTTATATTGTAATAGTGGTTTTGGTTCTTATTCTCCAGTGGGATGTAACTCTTGTCATGATACTTGTGAATATTTAAAATTATATTTTGATGAAGAAAAAATGAAACAAATTAAATTGAAAGGGTTAAAGTAATGTTTAAAAAAATACAAAATTTTCTAAATAAAGTAGATTATACCAAATTAGATGATTTTCAGAAAACACTCTTTTACTTAATTCATACAGGGAATATACGAAAGGCTTGATATGAAAACTAATATAAATAATATTATGGATACTGTGGATGAAATTAAAAGCCTATTATCTGATATAGATAAAACACTTGGAAATATAGAGGAAAGATTAGAAGATTTGGAATTAAGTAAACCTTGTGATTGTACTGTTGACATAAATTTAAATAAAGTAAATAATTTAATTTGGGAAATTCAACAATTATTACAGAGGAAAAAATGAGTGAATTAAAAGTAGAGATTTGTAGAATAGAAAAAGTGGAACATCATATAGGGGCAAATAGATTAGATATTGTTCAAATTAAAGGTTGGCAATGTGTGGTTCAAAAAGGTTCTTTTAAAAAAGGGGATTTGGCATTATATATTCCTATAGACAGCCTATTATCAGAAGAATTGGAGTCTAAAATTTTTGGGCCTGATTCTAAAATTAAGTTAGAGAAACGGAGGATAAAAACTGTAAAATTGAGAAAAGTAATAAGCCAAGGTTTGGTTGTTTTACCAGAAACAGTTGGGATAACTTCTTATAAAGAAGGTCAAGATTTTACCGAATCTTTAGGAATAAAAAAATATGAACCCCCACAGGAACTCCCCAATATTTATGGTCGGATAAATAAGATTAAAAAAATGTATATTAATAGTAATTTTCATAAATACACAGATATTGAAAATATAAAGAATCATCCACAAGTATTTAAAGATGGGGAACAAGTAAATATCACTGAAAAATTGCATGGTAGCTCTGTGCGTTTAGGATGGGTATTAAATGAACCAAATACTATATGGAAAAAGATAAAGAAATTTTTTGGCTATTTCCCTGCGTATGAATTCTTGGTGGGGTCTAGAAATGTCCAGTTAAATTCTTCTCATAATAAAAAAGATTATTTTTATGATGAAAATGTTTATGCAAGAATAGCAAAGCAGTATAATCTAAAAAATAAATTACTGCCTGGGGAAGTTCTTTATGGAGAAATTGTGGGATTTGGGATACAAAAAAATTACTCCTATGGGTGTAAAGAAGGTGAGATTAAATTTTATGCCTATGACATATTAAAAGAGGACAAATGGTTAGATCCACATGATTTTAGTAATTTATGTTATTTAAGAGGAATCCCCAAAGTTCCTTTATTATATGATGGACCTTACAGCAAAGAAATTGTTGAAAAACATACACAAGGCCCTTCTGTTTTATGCCCAAATGAACAGACGATCAGGGAAGGCTGTATTATTAAAACAAGTCCTGAAAGGACAAATCCTTATACTGGGCGTACTTGTTTAAAAAGTATTAATAATGAATATTTGTTATTAAAAAATAATTCTGATTTCCACTAGGATTTTTTAAAATGCCATATTACTCATATCGCTGTGATAAATGTAACTATATATTTGATGAGTTCAGAGATTGGATCGTTAGAGATGAAAAATTTATGGTAGAAGGTGGGGACTCTTCTATCAGCATGTGCCCTCAGTGTCAAAACATAGCAAACAGAATTATTGCCAATATTGGTGGAATAATTTTTAAAGGTTCTGGATTTTATAAAAATGATTATAAGAAAAAAGGAGAATAAAAATGAATATACCACATAAATGTCCTGTATGTGAAGGAACAGGCAAAGTTCCTTTTAATTTTTATAACGATACTACAGGAACAGGGATGATGGAACCATGTAGATCTTGTGATGGTAAAGGCATTCTTTGGGATAATGTTCCTAATAATTTACCATATTCCCCATTAACAAATTTACCCCAAAGAGAAAATAATTTACCATCAAAAAATTATGACCCTTGTGAAAACTGTCCTGTTAGATTAAGCCCAAATTGGAGTGGGGTTTGTCATTGTACAATACCTTATTTTGCAAACCCAATTAGG